GAACCTCTACGCGGTCGACATGATCGTGGACACGCTCTCCATGCCGGGTGCGGGGTACGCCGTGTCGGTGGGGGCTGCCCCTGGCGCTACCGCGGGTGACGAGGGGATCATGCAGGTGCAGCACTACAAGGTCGGCGCGTCTGACTTCCGCTTCCGGTCGCGGCGCTACCTCTCCGGCACCTACTCCGTCGGGTCCGACTACAGCGGCAGCACGTCGACCGCCGAGCGTACTTCGCTGGCGATCCGGCTGATCATCCGCGAGGGTCGATACGTGCAGTCGTTCATCGCTGAGGGGTCGTCCTACCTGTCGGCCAACCCGACCCCCTCTGGCTCGCTGTGGGCTGGCCGCAACGGTTCTACCGCGGTCGCGATCGACGGAGATACGCCGCTCTACACCACCAAGATCGCAGCGATGGTCGAGTGCCTGACGCTGGGGGCTGGTGGGAGCACGGTCGCGCGGATCACCAAGGCCCGGCTCCAGGAGCTGCAGAATGTCCAGTGACATCGAGACGATCATCGGGCCGGACGGCGTGACCGAGATCCGGTGCTACCGGGAGTCGGTGCTCGTGCCGTGCGTGAACGCCAAACCTGACGCGCACCGCCTGCCCGACGACCGGCGGATGGTCGTGCTCGTCCTCGACCCGGACGAGGCCGCCGCCGCGCTCGCCAGCTACGACCCGACCAGCAGCACGTCGCCGAGCGCCGCCGACTCGCGCCGCATCGCGCGGCGGGTGCTCGACGCGCTCGTCGCGGCTGGGTTGGGGAGCTGACGTGCCCATCGTTCCCGCCTTCAACCCCACGACCGGCGCGAGCGGCGGACCCGCCTCTGGCGGTGGTGGCGGCGTGTCGCTCTACGACCTCCCTTTCGACACGGTGGACCTGACGGACGGCTCGTGGACGCTACTGGACCCGGATTCGCTCGTTGATACGGTGTCTTTCAGCGGGGGCTACAACACCATCGTCTGGAACGTGCTGGCGGTCGGGTCCGCTGACTACATCTGGACGGGCGCGAACAACCGCGCCCCGCGCTGGTACAAGAAGCTGACCATCGACGGCTCCCAGGTCATCAGCGACGACATGCTTGCCCTCGGGCTGCTGCTGGAGGCTGACAACACCTTCACCGACTTCAACCAGCGCGTGGTCGGCGGGATGGCCGTTGACCCGACGTCTACGGTGTCGAACACGATCAAGTGCGTCGGGTCGGTGTTCACCCGTTCCGGGGCGGGCAACCAGACCTACGGGGCCTTCACGATCAACTCGCAGACGACGAGCAGCGCGGCTACCGCCGCGAAGGCCGTGGGGATGGTGCAGGTCGGCGGCCAGTACCTCGGGTCGTCCATCTACCACGTTCTCGATGGCTCCAACGTCCGTGTGCAGAGCGGGTCGCGCAACGCCAACTCGGTCGTCACCGCGAGCACCGACCTGTACCTCTGCTTCGGCGTCGGGACGTTGGGCAACGCCGATACGGTGTCGGCGGGGGACGACCAGCGCATCCGGCTTGGTTACCGTGCGATCAAGTGGAGCATCCCGTGAGTCGCGTACACATCGACCAGTCTCAGGTCCGCTTCGAGTCCGTCCAGTGCCAAGACACCGACGGGGGGCAGGTCGAGACGCTGGCGTTCATCGTCCCCGTCATCATCCCGCTCGACCAGATCCCCGCCTGGGAGACGGCCTACAACCCCTCGTCCTCGACCAGCCCCTTGGCGGCGGACTCGCGCGTCATTGCACGGGCTGTCCTCGATGGGATGAAGAAGGCAGCGGAGACACCGTGATGGATGAAGCAACGCTCTCGCTGCTGACCGGTCCGACCTCATCGCTGCTGTTGCTGCTTGGGATGGGGTTCGGGTTGTGGCGATTCACGACCCATACCGTCGTCCCCGCGCTGAAGCGCTGGGTCGACAAGCATCTCGACCAGGTCGACAACCTGCTCGAGCAGCATGCCGCTGACCGAGAGGCGTGGCTGGCCTCGATGAAGGACTGCCACGAGAGGTCCGACGCGCTGACCTCTCAGATTGACACCGTGAGCAAGAAAATCGGCGGCCTGTACGCGCGCCACGAGGCGCTGCAGACAAAGCTCGATGCTGCGATCGTCCAGCACAGCGACAACGGAGTGACGCCGTGATCGTCATCCTCGACCGACAGCACTACGGCAAGCCCGGCAAGAACGACCTCGGTGCCGGCGCCGACCTGGACGGAGACGGAAAGGTCCAAGACGATGAGCGGGAAGCGAACCTGACTCTCGTCTACATCGAAGCCGCCAAGCAGATGCTCGAGGCGGACGGCCACACTGTTCACGTCCTCGACAGTGGGTGGTACTCGTCGAGACACGAGCAGGCCGTGGGCATCGCCCTGGCGAACCCCGACGACAAGTGCGCGTACATCGCCTGCCATCTGAACGCCGGCGGGGGCGACTACTCCGTGGCGCTGTACGACCATCGCAGCACTGGCGGACACAAGCTGGCACTGAGCATCGCGGCGTCGATGGCGAGTGACATCACCGCCGTCGGGCGGCACCTGGCGAAGGCTTCCAGCCCGGACGAGTGGAGCAACGCGTACAACACGATCAAGGGCATCTACTCCGGGCCGTCGAACCTGTCCGGCGTGTGCTTCGAGCCCGTCTTCATGGACACCGCTTCGCACGCGCCGCTCCTGACCACGGATGGGCTGGCCCTCATCGGACAGGTCCTGGCCGAGGGATGCGCGGCATGGGGTCGTCGGTGAGTGACGCAACCGCCAAGCTGACCATCTCGCTGACCCCTACGCCTGGCGGCGTCCTCCGCGTGCTCGAGACCGATGGACCTGCGTACGACCTGCTCGTCTGGTCCGGCGTGCTCCGAGAGCTCGCGGACGAGTTCGTGGTGGCCGCGACCAAGTCGGCCATCGAAGAAGACCACGACGGTGAGCAGCTGCCGCTCACCACCACACCTGACGCATGATCGAGGCGCGCATGGACCCGGTCTCCGGCATCATCGTAGGGCTCGCCGTCCTCGCGTCCCTCGGCGCCGGGTTCGGTGTCGGCCGGGCCACGGCTCCCGGTGATGCTGAGGAGCTGGCAGAGGTCCGCGGACTGGTCGAGGCGCAGGGACAGACCCTGGAGCGCGTCGCCGAGGCCGCAGGCCGACCGGTGGTCATCGACGCGGAAATCCGCGACAAGCTCGCCGAGACCCCGCCGGCCTGCATCGCAGAGCCGCTCGGGCTGGCCTGCCAGGTCCAGGCGTGCTGGCAGTACGGACAGAGCGCCGCGCAGCGACCCGAGTGCCGCGCCATCGAGGCCGCGTACCTTGCGTCCAAGGCGTGCCCGGAGCCGGCGCCTTAGTCCTCCTGCCTGCGGGTGTCGAACACCGACGCCCGTTCATCACGCACCTCCCGCCGGTGTTATCATGACCCATTAGAGGTGCGCCTTGTCCGAGAAGAAGACCCCCAAGCTCAACAACCCGCGCCGCATCAAGGAGGGCGAGCCCTCCTACGGGAAGAAGAAGTTCGTCGTCTTCGTGAAGAAGCCCAACGGCAACGTCGTGAAGGTGACTTTCGGCGACCCGAACATGGAAATCAAGCGCGACGACCCGAAGCGGCGCAAGAACTTCCGGGCACGCCACAACTGCGACAGCCCCGGACCCAAGTGGAAGGCCCGCTACTGGTCCTGCCAAGGCACCTGGCATCCCACGAAGTCCGTGACAAAGGCCACTGGCGGCTGATAGGCTACTCGTGAAGGAGAGCGACCATGGCTCTGTCGACGACCCCCCTGAACCGCACCGACCTGCCGGACGTCATCGTCAAGCAGACGGACACCGGCAACGTCGTGTCGGCCGACGTGTTCAACGGCGCCAAGTCGGTCTACTTCCTCCAGCTGGACAACGCAGCTGAGACCGTGGACGACGTCTACTTCAAGTTCTACGACGCCAAGTCGGTCGACCCTGCTTCGAGCCTGCCCGTGATGAAGATCGAAATCGGCCAGGGCAGCAGCAAGACCATCGTCATCGCAGACGGACTGCCCTTCTCCACGGCCTGCAGCTTCCGCTGCGTCACGGAGATTGGCGACACCGGGACGACCGGACCCAGCGACTCGTCGACCGCAACCCTCCTGGTCGGAAGCTGACATGAGCTACGCCACCAAGGCCATCGCAGGCAACCTCGCCGACGTCGAGGTCTCCGACAGCGACGTCACCGGCGCCGTCCAGTACGCGTACGCCGGCGCGAAGGAGCTCGTCGGGGTCTACGTCGACAACTCGAGCGGCTCGAACCCGGCCTACCTGCGCTTCTGGGATGCGACCAGCGGTGTGACCAACGGGACCACCGACCCCGTCCACATCTTCTACGCGCCCGGCAACACGGCCCGGATGTACTCCATCCCGCTCGGTCTGTCCTTCTCGACCGGCATCGCGTACGCCGGCAGCAACTCCGCGGGCACCGCGGGGACGTCCGACCCCAGCACGACCGTCACGCTGCGCCTGCTGCTCAAGAGCTGACGTCAGAACGGCGCGTCGTTCGTCTCTTCGATGTCATCTTCGCCCAGCTGGCGACCATCGCCCAGGCTGATGTACTCGAGCTCGCGCAAGTCCCAGACCGGGACGCCTGCGGTCTCGGAAAGAGACCCCATGTGCGCCACGCGCTCCCCTCCTGGGAGCAGAACGACCATATCGGGCGCAGATTCGAGCATCACACGGCGCCGACGGCTCTCCGCAGACCGACCGTGCAGCAGCCAGGGCGCCGGAATTACCGTCACGGGCAGATTCGCCCCCCGAGCGAACGTCTGGAGCAGCTCAGGGGCCCCAGGCTCGTCCGAAACGACCATTTCGACCATGCCGCGGCCCCGGTACAGGGTGTAGAAGGCCTCGTAGAGCCCATGGACGTCGTTGAAGTGGCGCCCGCCGTAGAAGACGACCCTCATCCGCCCTCCTGACCCGCCCTGTTGGCGGATTCCTGGCGCTCGAGGACCGAAATCGCCCGATTCAGGTACCAGACCGCCTTCTTGAGGTCCTCGACCGTCTTGTTGGGGTCCTTCTTGCCCGCCCGAAGCACGTACTTGAGCGCATTTCCGAGGTGAAACGCCAGTTTCTGCGGGAAATCGACCGCTTCGATGATCTTGATGGCCTCGTAGACCGTGTCCCCGCCGTAATGCGCGGGGTGGTTCACCGACTCTGCCGCCTGACCGGCGCGTGCCGCCTCAGACAAGCCTCGCTGGTGGTCGCTCTCAGGCCTCATCGGGCACCTCGAATGACTTCTCGGACCACCCGGCGCTCCCCGAAGTGGCGCGAGAGGGGCCACTTGACCCCGTGTTGCTGGCAGAAGCGCTGGGCCTGACGCCACGCGGTCGTCCGCGACAGCCCCAGGGCGTCTGCGTTGTCCTGCCAGTCGCCAGGGAAGCGCTGGTAGAGCCACGCGGACCAGTGACCGTCGCTCGACGAGTCGTCCGGCGGAGGCACCAGGTCCGAAGAGGCGGCCGAAACGACCTCGAGCTGCTCTGACGACCCCGCCTTGGCCGCCATGACCGCCCCGAGGTCGGCGAACTTCCGCGCCGTCATCCCGGCGACCACATGCCGATGTCGCCCGTCGCCCCTCGAGGCTCGTCCCAGTCCTCGGGGAC